AATTCCTTTCTCGGGGTGTATCGATGTATAAAAAGAATCGCACCATCCACCTTCACCAAAATAACATCTGTGGGTACATCCTGTTGTACGTATAACTACTGTTGGGTATCCTGCTCTAGATCCTTCTGATTGTACAGCGGTGTAAACTTCTACAATAGGTAAAACCTTATCATAGTCTGGTAATCGTTTTAATTGTTTTTGTTCCATAATTTTTTTAAGTGGTTTTTGTTTCACTATTTTTTATTCGCAATAATAGGCAGCATTTTTTCCATGTTCCATGAACTTCACCTTAGTAACCCTAACTCTATTAAACGTTTCTGTTTTAACAAATACATTTAATTTACCAAAGATATACTCTGCGAATTTTTCTGCTCCTGTAGAAGGTATTACTCTTACCTGAGCAACTCCTGCTTCTCCCATTTGTTTAAATGCTTCTACTTCAGGATCATCTTCTGCTACAATCAAGGTATGATCGAAAGTATAATCCATCCAAGCTTTTGGTTGTTTACCATCAATTAAAGTAGATGCGCGTTTCATTCCACCGAAATCCCAAACCCAATTCCTATCGTCTAATTCACCCTCAAAGTAAACTTTGAATGAAATTCCATAACCGTGTATGAATTTACACATTGTACCCTCTGCTCTCCATTGACGGAATACAGTGCTGAATCCGTCGAATACTTTACTTGATTGAAATTTACCCATTATAGAAGTTTTGAATTGCTTGTTCTGTATTTAACCCTAATAATCTATCTTTTGCTTCACCATTTTCTAGTAAGACTAGAGTGGGGATGTTTCGTATTGCGTATTTCGCCGTAAGCTCGGTATTTTGGTCTACATCAACTTTTTTGAAGTTGATTTTTCCTTCGGATTGTAATTTTTCCATTCGGGGTGCTAACTGTTTACATGGTCCACACCAGGTCCCTGTGAAGTACAATATTTCTCTCATTTTTAGTTATTTAATTTATTTTGGTTTATACTAATTCTTCTACTATTCCTATTCCTTCACTTAATATAAGTAAACCTACTGCGAAATCCAAACTATAACATAAAGAAATGTAACCTAAGATACGGATACATGACTTAGTGAAGTTAATTCTTTGGTGAAGGTGGTCATTTGGGTTTTTTTGGTTGTTCATAATTTATGTGTTAATATACAAAAGAAGACTCGCATTGGCAAGTCTTCTTATACATTTATTTGAGATATTGGATAAAATTATTGTGGTCCGTATAGGAATCGAACCTATGACCTTTTCGTTATGAGCGAACTTCTCTACCAGCTGAGATAACGGACCTTGCCTTTTTTAGAGTTTTTAGGATAGAACTCAAGGACAGAACGACCTGTAAAACTATTTAGAAGCGGATTGAGGACTCGAACCTCGCCTCAGGGTTATGAGCCCTACATGCTGCCAATTACACCAAACCGCAATTTGGCGGTCTATGAGGGTTTCGATCCCTCTACTCTACCGTGACAGGGTAGCATGATAGCCAGTTCACAAATAGACCGGTTTTGCTTAGTGAGATTACTAAGCTAGATTTTAACGGTTTTATTTCCTTTCAAACAAACTCATAAGTGTCTTACCACATGAAACAAAGTCAAATTACTGGGAGACTCTATTACCCGTCTTTATTCCTCAGAGAGCGGCGTTAAGGATGTCCACTCTAGTACCCCCATTTTGTTTATAGACTCCATGGATGTCTGTAAGTATCTCTTACTTATTGTGGAGTAGATGGGACTCGAACCCACATACTTTACCTTGCAAAGGTACTGCTAAGCCAATTTAGCTACAACCCCAATTAATTAAAAACTCTTTGTCCAAATTTCAGTTATGGAATTACGCTCCTTTGTTTCAGAGAGTAGATAACCTCTACAATAAACACAACTGCTGATACAGCTTACATATTACTTGAGGTATTTTACAAGTCTGAATACTATTGTTTATCTTCAAGCAAAGAATTTTTAATTTGTATTCCTGGAGGGTATCGATCCCTCTACTCTACCGTGAAAGGGTAGTGACTTAGCCAGTTGTCGACAGGAACATTCAGCGGAAGAGATAGGATTCGAACCTACAAAGCTTTTACACCCGACTGTTTTCAAGACAGCTTAACAACCATTGTCCACTCTTCCAATTGTAACTTTTAGAACACCTTAGAGTTACCAACTAATTCGACAAAACGATTCGAATGGCATCCGCGCCCATCTGTTTAACAATCCAATACTCGAAAGATATTGAGGTTTAATATTAAACAGACCCGTCATCCGTGTGCTTCGTTCCCTATCCTATGCATCGGAATCAGGCCGTTTTGAGCGAATAGAGAGAATCGAACTCTCGTCCTCTGGTTGGAAGCCAGATGTAATAGCCATTATACTACATTCGCGTAATAATTAAATTTTTTGTACTCAATGTACATCATAACTGTTGTTGTGTAAACAGTGAGTTAAGTTTTTATAATATTACCATGTGTGCACTAGTAATAAATTGTTCTTTACTTAACCTCTACTCTCCCTAGTTTCTATTTCGAAATTCACCTAGCTATCTGAGATTTATATACCAGGGGATCATACCCTAGTCTTCATTTAATTTGAGCCTCCACAAGGAATCGAACCCTGTTAATCCGGGTACAAACCGGGTACATTACCATTTATGCTTTGGAGGCAAATATAAGAGAGGTTCGGGTCTTTCGAGGTTTCTAGAAATATCTGGGACTGGAGATAAACCTTTATCTTATTCCAGCTTGTCCTAGCTTCACTTACTCTCTTAATATTATAAGTTAGAATGGTTGTTTGAATCCCTTTTCAGTTCACCCTTGAACGTCTAACTTTATATTTTACTTCTAATTCTACCCAATACTTCTGTATGGACTAGTATCTAAACTTTTAACGCGTATTAATTATTTAGCGTAGTTATTAAATAAGTTTTCTCTTATCAGCAGGGCCGGCATATCTTCCTTGGTTGTTTATACCTTGGTTTCAAATCCTTAGCTTACTTTAATAACAATCAGAAGCTCTTTATCCTTACGGTCCCGTAGTTTTGGCTGCATACCAACTCCACAGTTAGGCCAGGGCTTTAAAGAGATTTTGTAGTCCTAGTTGGAATCGAACCAACCTTTGATAAGTTACTTACTCTAATGCTTTAACTTTCTCTTCAAACTAGTATAAGAAGTGTTAAACCAAAAGCCGTAACGTTACCCCACTAGTAAGAGTAGGGGCGACCTACTACTACATATAGGACTATTTTAATTTTGTAGCTATGTTAGGATTTGAACCTAATCCGGCTTTACAATACTAAGTGAACTTATCGTTAAACTTAACCTTGGAGAGGTGCTATCAACCAATGATCTCACAGCTATATTTTTTGCACTAACAGTAACTAGCTTATCCTTTTAAATCTGTTAATACTTCGGAATCTAACCGCTCATATCTCAAGTCCAGCGTAAGGACTAATGCTTATATGTTCTTGATATGCAACCTTCTAGGTATAAAGTTCCCACCACTTCACATCTAGAGTAATAAGTCGTAGATGCTACTCGAGAAGTTTTTTGTACGTTTGGAGAGATTCGAACTCTCACACCTTAAGGCACTAGATTCTAAATCTAGCATGTCTACCAATTCCAACACAAACGCAATTTAATCTTATCCAATTATGTCAATGATCTTTTATTAATCTTAAAACCTAAGTTTTAATGTTTTTAATTCGCTTTCGATACGAATTATATTCTTATCAGTTAAGGGAATTTGTTTTTTTGTTTCCTTACAAGTTTTTGTTCCAGATTTTAATTGATCTGATAATCTTGAATAAACTGTTCTTCTTCTATCTTTTGCTGATAATAGCATACTATGTGAAACTCCATTACTCTTTGATGACATAACTTCTCGGTTTTTATATTTATTACTTATACGTGAATATACGAAACATACCCCACGTATCCTAATTATTCTTTAATTATTTTTACAATATCATGATCAGTTTCTGGTATTCTATTTTTTAGAAATACAAACCCATCATGTGTTCTTGTTCCTTGACCTAATCCTTTATCTAAATAACCTACAACATGATCTAGATATTCAGTATCAGTTGTTGGTCTCAAATACATTAACTTAGCACCGTGTGAACTGATTAAAATATCACCTTTTTTACAATTTCTTAAATCTACGCTCATAACCTTTATTGTTTTTAATGTTCGAACCTTACGAACACGTGAAGATACGAAACATACCCCACGTATCCTAATATTTTTGCAATTACTGTTTAATTGCTTTTGAGAGTGAGACAGGAATCGAACCCGTTAAAAATTGGTTTTGCAAACCAACTGCCCAACCATGAACATCCCACTCTTTTTACATACCTAAATATGGTTTCCATTCATCCGGGATAAATGTTGTCTTTTTTAATAACATCAAATAATGCGGCCTTTGGGGTTTTGGTATTGGTTTACCATATTCCTTTAAAGTTAAATCCGCTTTTTCATTGTTACATCTTTTACAAGCAGTAACTAAATTATCCCATTTATTAGGCCCACCTTTAGATTGAGGTATAACGTGATCTAACGTTAGAGTCTTGCGGTTTTCACAACCACAATACACACACTCATACCCATCTCTTTTGAATATATTCTCACGTGTTAGAGGTACTTTATGAAAATTCATCTTCACATAAGTGTGTACTCTAATAATAGAGGGTTTAAAGATTGTTAATTCTGGGTTTACTACACCAAATGTTTCTGGGTATTCCGTTACTACATCAGCATTTCCCTTATATGAGATTACGAATGCCCTTTCTGTAGTAATAATACTCCTAGCAATATAACTAGTGTCAATTACTAAGGTTTTGTCATAACGGTTTTTCATGATTAAATAACTATGGTTTATATTGTGTGTTTCTAAACGTTTTCCAATTTATCTCTTTACGTTTATTCCTACCATTACATCCACTATTGGGACCACATAATGGACACCCTAATACTTGTCCGGAGTGGTACATTTTGTACGTACGAGAATTGGTTGTTGTTTGTTGAAATTTTTTTACTTTTTTTAACATGTTTGCTCTGTTTTTAGGTTAATTTACCTAAAGAGCATCGAATTTTTTTTTCATTTTTAAATTATTTAATTTTGCACGCCATCAAAGAATCGAACTCTGTCCTACGGGGTTGGAATCCGTTTGGTTACCATAACCTATGACGCATATAGAAAAACTGTTCAGATTCAATCCTGCCGAAGCTGTCCAGATTGGGGATCCTGTTTTTCTATTTTGAACCCCTGCCCAGATTCAAACTGGGATTGGAAGGATAGAAGCCTACTGTTTTATTCAGTTAAACTACAAGGGCATTAATGAATTCCCGGAGAGATTCGAACTCTCAATCTCTCGATTCGTATTCGAGGGCATTGCCATTTATGCTACGGAAATATTTGGAGGTTTTTCCTTATTGTACCCGTGATAGGATTCGAACCTACAAGCCGAAGCAATCGCGTTTAAGACGACCATGTTTTCCAATTTCATCACACGGGCATAAAGCCAACCCCGTAGGTTAGCAGGACATCTTTAGGTAATGTCTTTGCAAGAATTTTCATCTCTGACCAATTCGATCACCCTTTGGGCGTCAATAGGGGTGTAAGGTGGGTTTCGATCCCACTACCCTTCGGATCACAACCGAACGCTCTTCCGATTGAGCTACAAACACCATATTTGTAAGGCTCCCACTTTCCTTACTTGTTAGTCTAAAGTTTTATCTTTGCAGAAGCAGGTGACTAAATTATCCTTTAACCCGAGTGGTTTTAAATAGTATCAATAGATAGGATTGAACCATCGACCTGTTCCATATGAAAGAACCGCTCTACCACTGAGCTATATTGATGTTTTGAGGAAGAAATCGGAATCGAACCGAATGCCTTTTACAGCACGATTATCTTAGCAGGATACCCTAATCACCATCATAGTTTATCTTCCTTTTGTCGAAGTGGTAGGTTACGATCCTACTACCTTTGTCGTATCAGGACAATGCTCTACCAATTGAGCTACACTCCGGAATTGCTCCTCAGGTAGGGTTCGAACCTACTACCTACGCATTAACAGTGCGCCGCTCTAACCAGATGAGCTACTGAGGAATTTTTAGTTACGATTAAAGGACTCGAACCTTCATTGGACATATCTGCCGCTACTGCTCATGAGACAGTCAACGCACCTGCATCGTAATGTAATGGTGGTACTGATTGGTATCGAACCAACTACACCTAGATTTTCAGTCTAGTGCTCTACCGTTTGAGCTACAGTACCAAATAAGAATGTGGTGGGACCCGATGTAATTTAACCACACCCTTTATACATTGTCCTAGGTTGTATAAAGGTACATCTTCACTATCGTGGGCGATGGTGGACTCGAACCACTCCCTTTCGGACGGAATTTACAGTCCCGCTGTCGTATCCGAACGACTTTCAACCCCCATTTTCTAATCTTAAAATAATCTTTACCAAGACTTTTACACCTTGTTTTATTTCTAACGTTTAAAACTAGAATTAGTTAACGTACAAGAATCGAACTTGCTTCTCCCGGCTCATTGCCGGGCGTGGTCACCATTCCACTAACGCCAAAAACTATAATTAATTGGAACTACAATTCCTAACCTCTATAGAGTAGTCTGTGTTTAGATCACTATTGTAGTAATGATTCTCTTCACCCAACTATTTTTGTACCTCCTGATGGAATCGAACCATCGCACTTTGCATGTAAAACAAATACGCTACCATTACGTCAAAGAGGTAAGTTTAATTTTTTAGTTATGATAGGATTCGAACCTATATCTTGCGGACCGCCATGTTAACCGTTACACCACACAACCCCGGAAATTAATAACCTCAACTTGCAAATTTGTACCCCTGTTAGGAGTCGAACCTAACCCCACTGTTTAAAAGACAGTTGCCTACACCGGTTTGCTACAGGGATAGAAGTAAATAAAAGATTGGTGTATCAATAACCTCCATTTAAATGTTTTGATATCATTACATTTAAACCTGTTTCACAGTTACCCCTTTGGCTAAGAGAGCTTATTATGATATTAAGCTTAATCTTTTATTAAAACTATTGCGGACTCTTTTCGAACTTTGCGGGCTCGTATCATTCCTTCTTTTGATAGTTTTTGTCGGGTAGACAGGAGTCGAACCTGCCGCCTCTCGCTTCCAAAGCGAGCTTCTCACCTCGAGAATACTACCCGAATTAATCTACTTTTAGCCTGGTTATTTTAGCTAAGCCTTTTAGCCAGGTTATTTTGTAAATTATTGTTGGTCTGGAGAGAATCGAACTCCCATTAATTGAGTCAAAGTCAAATGTAATAACCGTTATACCACAGACCAATAATGTAAGAGTTGGGCTCTTACTACCTCAATTAAGCATATCAGCTGGACCATTATGCCAGCGTTCGAATCAGAATTGATAGTTTTGAAGAAGGTGTGGGATTCGAACCCACGGATCTTTTACAATCACTAGTTTTCAAGACTAGCACAATAAGCCAGACTCTGTCAACCTTCCTTTAATCTTATCCAATATGTCAATGAACCTTTTTTACTTTCTACCCCATGAAGATACGAAATCTACTCCGGGTAACCTAATTTTTTTGCATAAATTTTAAAAAAAAACCCGAATCTTTTCAGATCCGGGTTTTATATAAATGATATGTATTTTAAACTATCAACTCATAATGTACCCGGAAATATGTCTCGGTTGCTTATATTCGCTATTAAATGTAAAGCCACAAATCACATCACTACATAACGATAACGTCCATATATTAAGGACCTGCATCGAGGCATGTAGATTTGTAAATATGTTTTGAAGTGTTTTCATGTTTATTTTTATTCTATAATAAATATATGAAAAAGATATTAAGTCGCCAAGGAATTTTTTTCTTTTTCTTTTATTTTTTAATTATTTTTTTTAACGCATTTACATAGTTGGGATCCTCCGCATAATATTGAGATAGATAACTATAATATTCTTGTTCTGTTCTAATTTTATATAAATAAGTTGAATAATACAGGGCATAATCTAGTACCGAGTCTTGCCAATTGTTATAATGAGCATGTGATCTCTTAGTTCCAACTGCTAAATTAGCTCTTGATCTTGCTTCTTTCATCCCAAATAAATTATTATTTTCCAAAAATATGTGGGAAGAGAAATTAGAGGACTCGAGTTTAGCTTGTGCCAATACAATATGGGGAAATTTAAAGTTTAAACTATATATTTTCTCTTTTAATTTTTCTTCAGAAAAAGTATTTGCTTCTCGTATTATAATAAGCCTATCTTCTAAGGATATATTTTCTGTTTTTTTGTTATTATTGTAAGTAAGACCAAATATGGTTACTAACCCTAATACCGCCCCAAACCCCAATAAGGATCTGCTTGTTATACTAGTTTTTTCATATAACATCGTTTCTTGATTAAATTTATAATACATAACCTTAATTGTTTTTAATTGTTATTATACCTGAATATACGAAAGATATTATGGGAAACCAAATTTATTGAATATTCAGTTTATGGGTTTAATTTTTCTAATTTATTAACTTTAACCAACCCCATTTTATGCCTTTAGTCATTCGGTTTTTAATTGTAATGTAATCTCCTGATTTTTCACATGCTATAAAGTCACGTAATATTATTTCTTTTCTTTGTTGGTTGAATTCACCCTCATCTTCAACTACTATTTCGTAATTTTTATTTCTATACCTATAAACTACCATGTTATATAGTTTTTGATAGAGTATACACACTATTAGAAGTTCTAAACTTCACATAACCCTCAGATTGCTCAAGGATTTCAGTTACGGTAGTGGTTTGCCAAGTAAAAAATTGATTAAAGGGTGACATTATTAACGTAAAACCTACTTCAGGTAATGTATGCATAGCTTTAACACCCTTGCCATTTTCATTAAATTCCAACCATCTTACGTCTTTACTATTTTTGGTTAACCCGTCTCTTTCCCTAACTAGTTTGTAATTAAATTCTGTTTCTATACCTTGTTCTTTTAGAATATTAACCGGTATTTTTATTTGTTTTATTTTACTCATACTATACCATTATTATTGATTTCCTCAAGTCTATCTAATATTATAAATTGTTTATCTAATAAATTTTGTATATATTTTTTTGTAATTGTTGGTGATTCGATATCACAATATAAAATAAAAAGGAGATTGTGTGTTTTTTTAAATAATTTTTCACCAAATAACCAATACCTTTTTCTAACTTTAATAATGGGTAACGTGTCGTAAAAATAGGTATTATAACCCGTAAAGTCCCTACCATGTTCTAACTCACCACCAAATTCTTTAACACTGTATAGGAACTTTCGACCTTTATACTCTAATTGTTTCATATCTCTAAAATATTTCCATTACTACTCAATCTACCAAATTTTCCATCAGTAACCACGGAACCGTTTGAAAATACTGTATCCAAACCATCAACAGTTCGAGTCCCAGCATTGATAATGTCTTTACAGTTATGTATGTGACCGAACAACATGAGTTGAGGGTTGATTAATTTAACAACGTTCCATAAACTTTTACACCCACAAAACTCCATTACGTTCATTCTATCAATACCCATATCCAATATTCCTTTTGGTGGGCCATGGGTTACAATAATATCCACATCCTTATCAATTATACCACTCCAAATTCTATCTAACTTGTTTCTTGCTTTGTTGAATGACCAACCATTACCAAATGATGGTGTTAATGGTGAACCAAATATTTTGATTCCTTCAATAGTAATATGCTCATTCTCTAAGTAGTGAATACCATTCACTTGAATATCAGATATGGATACCAATCCTTTTTCAATTGAACTATCGTGGTTACCTGCTACAAATATTTTATGTTTGATAGGTAATTCAGAAAACCAATCTATAAAGTTTCTAACTTCAGGTTCATTGTTATAAGGATCTCTAGGGTTAGAACAGTCACCACTAAAGATGACCATATCTATTCCTTTTGGTATTTCTAATAAACCGTGGTATGTGTGAGTATCCCCAATATGCCAAATCTTCATTACTTCTATTTTTTAGGTCTACCTCTTTTTGAGGTAATAATATTGTATTTTTTATATTTATCTTCTATAATATAATAGAGATCTATTATTTCCCCACTACATTCTACACATTCATATATTGCTTAGTTTCTATCAAATTTAACATGTTTTATTTATTTTAATTATGCTTCTTCGTGACCAAATGCATTTACCCATTCTTCTGGTGTAATACCTGAGATTATAAACTCTCTTTCATCTGAGCTTATATTTGTAAATACATTTTGAGCTAATTCTCCTCTTTCATGTCTTACTAATTGCTCATTAGTTGCATCCAATTCCATGGTGTTTGTTTTACCGGATAACTGTGATTTTCTTGTGATTTTCATAATGATACTTTTATATTTCCTGTATCTTTTGTTGTTAACATAACATGAGAATCCACTGTTATACTACTTCTTGTTTCATCTGCTTTCCAGAACTCATGTCTTATTACCTGAATTATATCATACGCTTCTCTACAAGATTCATCTACTTTTGGGTTATGTATTCCCCAACTCCCATTTTTTCCTACTGAATAATCCTGTATTAAGTTATTTCTAACTTCGGCAAGTTGGTTATCAATATTATCCCTAATTTGGTGATATTTTGTGTAGTTGGTAGATAATTTAACATCCTTTAATTTTTTCCAAACATGCTCCTTATTCCAATACCCATCCTTCACACTTCCTGATATTAATGCCTTCCCCTCTTTTATTTCAAGGATTTTTCCTTGAGGGGTTCTGTCTCCTACTTCAATCTCTTTAACAGGGCTACAAACCTCATATAAATGTTTTTCAAATGTTGGGTGTTCTTTAATCACATTAAATTGACCCATTCCTATTCTTGAGTAAAAGTCTAATGCTTTCTGTATTAACCTTAATTGATTATTATTTACTTCTAATGTTGACATAACTTTTATTTAAAATTTAACTTATAAGTAAATATACGAAAGAAAACACGGGTAGCCAAACCCCCGCGCATTACTTTCAATTTATTTCTAATATGTTCCCATTACTACTCAATCTACCAAATTTTCCATCAGTAACCACGGAACCGTTTGAGAAAATTGTATCTAATCCTCTTACTGTTCTAGTACCAGCGTTTATGATATTGTTGTTATCATGAATATGACCAAATAACATTAACTTGGGTTTTACTATTTGAACTTTATTCATCAGTGATTTATCCCCACAATTTTCAAGGTTTCCTCTTCTATCATAAGATAAATCTAACATTCCCTTAGGAGGACCGTGCACTACTATAATATCTGAGTCATCCTCTATTATATTATCCCACATTCTATCCAGTTTATGTCTTTCTTTCATGAAAGACCATTGCCCAAATTGGGGTGTATAAGGAGAACCAAATATCTTTATACCCTCGATAGTAATATGAGTATTTTCTAAATAATAAATATCTTTTTTATCGAAATCTTCTTTAGTTACTAAACCTTTTTCTATTGAACTATCATGATTCCCCGCAATAAATACTTTATATTTAATTGGTAATGAACTAAACCAATCTATAAATCTTCTTACCTCAGGCTCATTGCTGTAAGGGTCTCGGGGGTTTGAGCAATCACCACTAAAGATGACCATATCAACACCCTTTGGTATTTCTAATAAGTTGTGGTACGTGTGAGTATCCCCAATATGCCAAATTTTCATAACTTCTATTTTTTAGGTCTACCTCTTTTTGAGGTAATAATATTTTTTTTTATTTTATTTCTTCTAAGTCTTCTTTTAATCTACTTATAAATGAATCCTCCCCATCATCTCCGGATAGGTACCAATCTACTCTTTGTGCATATATCTCGGCTTGTCTTAATACCTTAATGGCCTTTTTAAATTCCTCTTGAACATCCTTTCTATAAATACGATTATATCTTTCCTCTGGGTATTTTTCAAGATAAGCATCAGCAAAATAAGAAAGCTCGTATTCAGGTATATCTTTACCTTGATTATCTAGTTCTGTTTGGATATCATCCGCTATATCTCTAATTTTAAATTGGTTGTATTCAAAGTGTCCTCCGCTCATAATTATTTATTTTTAAATTTAGTATTTTTCCAAAGGTGTAAAAACTCATTTCTTTCTATTTGACTTGGTTCCGGGTCTCCTTCATCCGGGGTTATCGATATGTAATCGGAGTTGGGAGTTGCTTGTAATTCATAAGCCCGTCTGTCAGCCGTTACGATCAATAATATATCATCTATTTCTCTACTATAAAGCTTCATTTTTATTAAGTTTAATATTTATTTAAATCTCTTAATAATCGAGTTAGTGAGTTTTGTATGTTATTTTTGATCTCATTCTCCATGTTGTTTCTTATTACCTCCATCCGATTATCAAAGGATTTAGTAATTTTTCGTAAAATGATAGAGTTCATAGGGATAATATAACTATAAACATGATTGATTATTTCTATAGTTTCTTTACCTATAATAATAAATAAATTTCCTTTTTCTTGTCTTAAATATCTTTTACCACTTAAGGGGGCTATGTGCAAGGTAGTTTTTTCATTTTCTATAATTTTTTTGCAAATAAGATATATAGATGTTTGTTGAGGATCCCTTTTGGGGATATGGTTTGGGTCTACTAATTTTTTAATGTGTATAAATGTTTTTTGACCTAATCTTTTAATATAATGCATAACCTTAATTGTTTTTATTTGTTATTATGTTTAAATATACGATAAATCCTTCGGGTAGCCAAATTTATGACATAGTAATTTTATCTAATTCTTGTTGGAGTTTTTGAATACGTAATTTTGTTAGAGGTGTTTTAATAGATGATTTTAATTCTAAAATAGTTTTACTAATTACTTCAATTTTGTTTAATTTTTCTTGAAATTCCATATTGTAGGTATGTTTAAATGTTATACTTGAATATACAAAAAAAGACTCGCATAGGCAAGTCTTTATGTAATTGTTTCAGAAAAAATGTTGATGTATAAGGATTTAAATAAAAAAATATCATCCTTAAAAGAATTAATAAGTAGTAACGTTTACACAGCTATCTTCAAGAAGCCTAAATAATTAATTATCTTTTCTCTCTGTTGCCCATGTGCTAGCGTAGGCGGATAAAACGGTTACTACTAATTAACCTTTTGTAAGTAGGGGTTTTAATCCTTCCTTACGTAAAAGACTCATCCTGGTACGCTCAAGGAAGTAAAGATTAATCCCCTGAGCGTGATGAGTACTGTTTATTATCCTATTAGGGGTCTACTTGTTATGTTGTGCAAGTATTTGTTTTACGTGTGCTTCTGCCACTTCGTAAGATACTGGTCCTGTTTCATCTGCATAACTCGCAGGATCAGGACGTCCTAATTTGATAAAGGCTTCGATACGTTCTACTGAACTTGCTGATTTGTAATCTGAGTACCATTCTCCCTTCATAGAATTGTCATTACCATCAACTGAACCTATAAAAATTGGTTTATATGAAGTAAGTGTTCTTTTATAAACCTCGTCGAAGGTTATTCCAAATTCTTCACATAATATTTCTCCATCTTGTAATATTGTAAATTTATTACCTTTAATATAGGGTGTAAAATAACCTACTCTATCTGCATCCCAATTTCCTTCTCTAAAGGCTTTATCGTCTGCATCTCTAAACTCTTGTCGGCAATCAGGATAAACTTCGAAATCTCCAGCATGAATCCCCATAGCGATATCACAATTTTCCCCTGTTCTATTTGCTATTGATAAGGCAACCGCTTGTGTAATAGAAGCAAATATTTTATTACGATTAGGAACAACTGTTTCTTTCATGTTGTCGTTTTCATAATGCCCTTCAGGTACATCATTACCTCCTTCTACTAATGCTGAATCCAATAAATCTGATAAACCATCTAATTTAATTTGACGGTAAGTGATTTGATGGTATGTAAAAGTATTTGGATGTTCTGATTCCCCATGTCTGTTTAGATATCTTACTAATGATTTAGCTCTATCTAATTCTACTCTGTGTTTTTGACCATAATCGAAGCTGATGGCGGTACAAGTGTCGTAATCTTTTAATGCTCTTAATAATAATGTGCTACTGTCCATTCCACCTGAGAGACTAACCACACAATGTTTTTTTGTTTTACTCATTTTATTTAATTTAATTTATTGCCAGGTATTAAAAGCGTATAGGCAAACGCTATTTTACAATTGATAATCTTGTAGATCACCTGTAGAAGGTTCTACTTCGGATTGTTCATATACTCTATTCCCAAAATAATCGTCTAAAAATTCTCTACGATATAAGTGGACATTTCCTTTATATTTTGGATTTTCAATAGCCCTTTCCTGAATTGTTTCTTTTAATTGTACTGCTACAATACAAACCTCTTTTCCTAATTCACTACCTGCGGCTTTTCCTAGGTAATCATAAAGTGACATCATATCGGATGAATCATTTTTTTTTGTACTCATGATTGTTTTTATATTTAAATTATTAATTTCTCTGAATTTATTTACATTATATCCAACTCTAGAAATACCAATTTCATCCAACTCCATATCAAAGTAGTTATTGATATTTGCGGTTGGTTTAGTGTTTAAACCATAACTTTTGTATTCAACCCCTTCTAAAGCTGACATTACGGGGTTTGAGGTGTCAATGGATTCTATTTGAGGGTGGTTATCATACCAACCAAATTCTTGTGGTATTGAACAACCCAATAAATGTAACTTAATATCTTTTAAATGGCGTAAATTTAGTAAACCTTGTACAAATCGTACTCTACCCAATGCCTTTCCCATATCCGCGTTACTATGTGGGAAAAAATCATTATACCAAGTAGCACCGTAAGATACACATAATTTTTCATATCCTAATTCCCTTAACAATCCAGCACACAGATATGCGTCATTTTTATCCTTACCTTGGATTACTGCTATTTTCTTGGTTTTTTTAGGGAATTTAAACTGTTTCCAATACTTGGCCTGTGCCGCGGTTTGATGACAATCCATCCAAACATCAGGTACTATGAATTCATCTGGTTCTAATTCTTTAACCCAAAAAAGTAAACGACTATGGTCATAACCGTGCCCCCCGTTTTCATCTTTAAGTTCATGTAAGGAATTATCCATAATAACATACCTCCCTTTAGCTTTTGCTTCTTTAAAATATTTTAAATATTCTTTATCTTGGTCCAATAAATGGGGTAAGCAAAAATCATACTCATTAAACTCAGGAGAAATATTGAGTAGGAATTTTGGCACTTCGTGGTTTACTATCATAATTTATAACTTTTTATATTTAATATATTAATTCATCGGTATTGATGTCATGATCATCTAATAAACCATTCAACGCTTCTCTATAAGTTTCTAAATTAAAGTCTGAGTCATCATGTTTCCATTTTCTCCAAAAGTTATGTGTTAATTCCCATATAAAAGATGCCATATCTGAGGATTTCATAGCTATTTTCATTGCCATCTCATCATCTCTGTCGTCTAAATCGTATTCTAATATTCCTTTCATAATCTTTATTTATATTTATCAATATACGAAGAAGGTGTTGTTTCTCCACTTTTTCTTAAAGAGTTATTTATAGGTTTAAGTTCTACTTCAACTTCAATATTAGGGTTTGATAAATTAACTAATTTGATAATTTGTAGAGCTTTATCATTAAATTTAGAGCTTGTTAAGACAAATGTAACTTCTCTGACTATTTTTTTATTATCATATGAAATTTCGACGGCGGATAGAGTTGCACATAATTCTCCCATATAATATATACCGGTTTCTTTATACGTTAGACCCTCAGTAGAAATGTTTTTTAAAGGGTTTGAGGCGCACCTTGTAAATAATAATAATAATATTACTAATACTACTTTTTTCATGACTTATAATTTATTTGTTTTATATTTATCTTTTATAATGTAATAAAAATCTATTAAGGATCCCCTAGATTTTAACATTTCTTCTTCAACTTCTTCTATACTTAATTTACAATGTTTAGTAAATAAAGACATGAGTTCAGACAATTTATTATTTTCATCTTTTTCAAAATCTTCTAATAAACGTTTTCGACGTGTGCGTAGTAAAGAGGACATTTCGTTGAATTTACCAATATCAGGATAGCATTCCCCCCATATTTGGTTTATTTCATGTTCACACCATTCCGCTTGATACTTGTAGTGTGAATATTCAAAATCACCATTTAAAATTCTATCTCTAAGGGATTGTTTATGGTGTAAGGGTGGTTTTGGGTTATCGTACATCCTCCACCAACGAAATTGGTTATATTTTAATTTGCGAAGATTAGAGAATTTTTTATCTAATTGTTCTTTAGATAAAATTGGAGAATACAAATTTTTCATGTTAACCTTTATTTATTACTTAAATATACGAAGGCTCCACTAGGGAGCCAAATATATTTTAATAAGTTTTAACATCCTCTTCAGAATCTAGAAGAGATTGTAGGAGGTTAATTTCATTTATGATTTTGTTTCTCCTCCACCCTGAGAGGGGTTGTGTAAGGGTGTTTTTTAGTTTAGAAATTTTTTGATGTGCTGAGATGATTTCTTCCTTATCAACAATACCATCCTGGTTGGTATCTAGGATATTAAATTCTTTTTCTAGTGGGGATGTTACATCTTCAATTTCATCTAGATCTGAATCAACTAAAACTTTTTCTTTATGTTTAGGGTAAGCTCTATCAAACGCAAAATTAGATGCAATTACAAGAGCAATGGCTAAAGGGTCAAATACAAATATGATTACAAGTAAAAGTATGTTAATAATCTTATCCATAGGTGCACCTGTAAGACCGGATAGGTATTGTAGTGGTCCTAATTCCCCTGCCAAATCAATATTGTTTTCTAGTTCTAATATTTGGAGTTGGTATTTTTGTAAACTATCCGCCGATACTTCCCTTTTAGATTGAACTTGTTTTCTATTTTCTTCTTCCACCCCGATACGCTGTTGGGAAAGTCTAAGCTCTGTAGTAGAGACGGTGGTTCTAAAGCCCCCAACCACCGATGCGTCTTTAATCTGGATTGAGGTAGATTTTGCGTTACTGAGAGAAGAGATATTACTAGAAATTCTTTTAAGTTCTGAGTCATGACGTATAACATCTGTTTCATAAAAATCTTTTTTCTGTTCTAAGAATTTAGTTTGGTTTTCTTTTATTGTAAATTTGCTGTAAGTGTTTTGATACGCCGAGCTTAAAAACCCATAAATACCCATACTAGTAATCAATACTAGTACTACAGTTGCGATTGACAAATATACCCTTAATGTTTTACTTAATTCACTCCAATATTGGTATAATAGAGATGCGGTTACTAACTTAGCAAATTCTAGAGAACTTGCCATCAATATGACTGCAAATTGTGCTCCCGCAAATAACTTACTTAACCCACTAACCGAGTAATATGCTGCTGAACCCGATACTGTTAGGGCTGATAACCCTATAAGGAATGGGAATAGTCCTTTTTGAATATTTTTTACCATAGATGTAATATAAAAAAAGATTAGAATGATTCCAACCTATTTTTCTCTTTCTCCTTTATGTTTGTCTAATTTATCTAGGATTTGGACCAATAATTCATTTTTTATAATACCTAACATTGAAGCATTTTTAAAAATTGAAATTAATTGAAATACTAAAAAGGGTGCTATAATGGTTTCACTTAACCAGCTAGTCCCGGTAAATCCTTTTTCAATTGTTAAAATAGCAGAAAGAATTATGACCCAAAAGCCAAATGTTTTTAATACTTTTAATGCTCTAAAGGTTTTAAATCCTTCTCTTTTGATACCTGCCCATACACCAAAAAAACCATCAGCAAATATCACAAAGGATACTGAGAGGTATTGTTCAATATTGTTAATAGTTAGGTTCATGAAATACGAACATATAAATGCTAATACGGTTGTCAATGATAGTGTTATTAAAAGGGTTGTTTTCATCTTATAACTTTATTCTATTTTACGTATTCGTAGTATTTTTTAGTTTTCTGGTTTCGATCTTCTAACCCATGAATTCCACCATTAATTCTTTTTGTAAGAGATAATATGGATTTATCATTAATCCCTTGATCACAGATGGCCCATAATTTATTTCTTTCAAAAAAGAACATAGCGGATTCAAAAGAGAAATCTGTTGCCACTAAATCGGGGTTATCCATTATTTCGGGTTTGTCTATATATTCTGCAAAGGTTTGATAATTAGCTCTACCTGTTAATTGTAATGCTCCTCTACCTCTAAATTTCCAACCATCACCCGAAGCTTCGTTCCCATTAGCCATTCTAGAGGCATATACTAGGTTTGCAATTTTTTCGGGGTTACGGGCATATAAATTAGAATCTTTACCTGTGTTTTTAAAATATTTAGAGAAAATCTTATTTAACCCGCTGGCAGAATAGTTTAAATTTTCTGAGAATAATTTAAAATTACCTGTTTCGTGGGAGGTTTGTGCAAAGAAATGAGCGGCTCTTACAGGAGTTAGTTTATAAAACTCCATTGCTTTTTTCATTGTACCTGGCCCAAAAACACCGTCTGATGTTGTTCCAATTTTTTTCTGTAGGTTTTTTAAACTCATAAAATAATTTTTATATTTGTATTAAGAATCTAATTTAGAAAAACCGTTTGGAACAACTCCTTCACAAATTAAGGTTGCTACTATTGGAGATACTACTGAACCTACAAATATACCTACTCCTGCTGGTGTTGATAATGCTGCTGTTGCATATATTGGATTTGCTTTACCTACTACATTAGTAAGTACCTTTGTTAGTAACTCTTTATTACATTTTCCTTTTACTCCAGGTATTAAAAAGATACCATCAGCTAAAAGTTTACCAACTACGGTAGATACTGCCATCATTGCTGCTTTCTCTCCCATTGTTGCCATTGTTGCTAGCATAGTAGCACTAATAGTTGTAGAAGTTACAGTACCGGGATCTGTTGGTGCTGGTTTAGGAGTGAAGTACATTACACACCCTGTTGTAAGTGCCATATTTAATCCAATGTAACAAGCGTTTTCATCCAACCAATCTACTGCTACGTTAGCTGTATCTTCTACTACTTCCAATCCATCTTTAGCAAAATCAATTGCTTGAGCACTACCCGCTTTCCAAGTATCATCTTCTACATCTAATCCTTGTTTTGCAGCTTCTTCAGTATTCTTAGCAACCACATTAGTTGTGTGTACTACTGCTTTAGTAGAATCCTTATAGATGTTTGTAGTTGTTTTAGCAACATCATTCACTGTATCTACAATTACATCAATTGGATTAGGTATTTTTGGTACACTTGGTAATTTTGGTACACTTGGTATTTTTGGTACACTTGGTAGTTTAGGTTTTTTAAATGGATTCTTCATAATCTATATAACTTTATTTATCTTTATTATTATTCATACCGAAATAAGTACCCACTATGGCTACTAATCCGGTAATAGTTACTTGTAAAAGGTGTATTATATTTTCGTTTATGGGTCTACTATCTTCCATGGCTATATGGAAATCTCCTACTACTATAATTAATAGTAATAACATTATGCCCGTAACTAATATCAATACAACTCTTTCTTTCATTTTAGTAATTTATTCTTTCTTACCAAATATTTTACCTGCTTCCGCTATCCCAAAAGAACCTAGAGTTATGATTACAAATGAATTGTAAATAAGTTCGTTTATTACTAAGTCTTTTCCAAAATAACCCGTGATAATATCTACAAAGGCAAATATTACCATTACAGTGAAAGATAAGAAACCAACCACTGATTTCTCGTTAATATCGTTTTCGTCTTTAAAAATGTCTTTAAAAGCCATCCATTTATTTTTTATAAAGTTTAACATGGTATAACTGTTTTAAATTAACAACTCGATTTTATTATAAATATAACAAATAATTTAAATATTAAATTTCCCTCAAAAAAAAATACCCCTAATTACTTAGAGGTATTTAATTTTTTTGTTTAAATTTTTTCACTGAAAGTGTTTAAAAACACATCTTATCCTTCACAACTCACACAAAGAGCTTGTCGGGAGCCTAAGTCACCTTTGATAACTGAATCTGTTCTTAAATAGTAAAGTGTTTTAATGCCTAATTTCCAACTCTCTAAGTGGACTTGATTAATCCATTTAGGTGAATCATTTACATCAAAACTTAAATTTAGAGATTGAGTTTGATCAATATATCTTTGTCTAATCGCTGCTTGACGTACTAATTCTAATTGATTAATTTCAGGAAAGGTTAAGAATAATTCTTTTTCATCAGGAGATAGGACATTAT